GACCCAGGCCCGTCCCACCCCGGCTGAAAATATCCGCCGCTGTAGACGATCGTCTCGGCGCCTCCGTTCACGGATGCCCAAACCTTGGTTCCGGGAACGTACGGCAGGCTGGGCGTGGTGTCGGACACGTCGAGCTGGAAGCCGGACGACGGGTGAACCTGCGACTGGTTCGGACCGGGAACCATGTTGATGAGCACGAGGTCGCGAGCTTCGAGGTCCTCGATCACCGCGTCCACGTAGACGCCGGGGAGCTCGACCTCGAACTCGCCGCCGCTGCCGCCAGGGAATCCATCGTCGAATCGCAAGCGGAACGCGAGGTCGAGCGACGTACCTGCGTGGAGGTTGAACGCGAAGTTGTCGGCGTAGACGTCGTCGCTGCCGAGGTGCGCGAGGTCCACGCTGAAGACCGGGGAACCGGAGGCCAACGCCTCGAACACCCACTTGCTTGATCCGGGCATCTGCTGCGGAGCTCGCAGCCTCAGCCAGTAGCGAACGAGCTTAGCTCCGACCTCCACCGGACTGATCAGTTGGCCAACGTGGATCTCGTCGCCGCTCACGAACGTCTCGAACCGTCCAGGCTCGTCGTGGCCCAAGACGAAGAGGTACTGCCCTTCGGGCTGGGTCGCGTAGCTCGGGGCAACTCGCCCTTGCGAGTAACCGAACGCACGCTTGAACGGAGTGAATCCCATCGGTCCCCTACAGTTGGCGCATCACTTCGAGCTGGTCGAAGTAGGCGCGGCGCGTGACGTCGATCACTTGCATGCCGAACCCTGCTCGACCGGAGGTGAGCGGCGGGCTCCCCGTTGCTACCTGCAAGGCGTCGTCGATGAACTCAACCATCCCCGGCTCCTCGGTCCACGTCGGAGACGTCACGTCCAGCGGGTCGTCGTTGGTGTTGCGGTACACCTTGAGCACGACGTCGCCGGTCCCGTTCACGATAGCGTCGAGCCGCACGTGGACCCACTCGCCGATCTCGTACTCCGCAGCGCTGCGCAGCAACACGCCGTTGGAGTCCGGGTCCGGCACGTAGTCAGGAACGCCGTCGACGATACGTCCCTTCTTGAGCACGAGGTGCGGCGGGTCCCCGTCGGACAACCCGAGCAGGTAAGCATCGTCGTTCACCGAGGTCCCACCGAGGCAGATGAAGAGCAGCGGGGACCACCCGAGAACGCCGCCGGACGTTCCGCGCTGGATAGCCCCGCGAACGCTGCCTCCCTTCGCCATCGGCGCGAAGTTCACTTGGTTCGAGAACAACGCGACCGCCCCGTTGACCACGTCCAACGAGTTGAACCCGTAGAGGAACGAGCCTCCGCCGCCCGGTCTCGCGATCCCGGCAGTGACGCCCCGGTCTACCGTCCCGGCCGAGAGGCTTTCAGAAAGAAGGGTCCAGTCAGATTCCGCCATCGTTGTCTCCTCAGATCGTTTCCATGAAGGTGGTCCAGTAGGTTTCCGGGTCGCGCCTCACGTAGTGTGTCCCGGTGCCCGAGTCCGTCAGGTCGATCGTCGTGCCGCCTACCTGGCGTCGTAGGTTGAAGGTGTACGAGGTGGAGGTCCCGACGAAGTATTCGTGGCGCAGGTTGAGCGGTGAAGGGAGCGCTCCGTTCTTGTTCTCCATCGTCACCTTGGACCCGCTCGCGATGCCGTGCGGGTCCGTGGTCGTGAAGAGGTCCGTGCTCGGGTCCGCGGTGCAGGAGCGCGGGGGAACTGCCGACCCGAAGTCTTCGAACTCGTTGGTCCCGCGATACTGCGCCGCCGACAAGTCTGCTGGTGCGAACTCCCAGTCGAAGTCGCTGTTGTTCCAAGCGTCCTCGAAATCTTCCTTCGGCTCGCCGTCGAAGGTCGCCGCCTCCAAGTCGACGCCGACCCCTTCGAACTCTGTTTTGAAATCTTCGTTCGATCCCCAGCCTTCTTCGAAGTCTTCCAGCGGATACCTTGCGAGAGCGCTGGGGCCGGAGTTGACGTCTACCGGGTCGAACCCGAGCTCGCGCGCCAGCACGCCCGCGTGGACTTTGACGAACCCTTCGGGCGGCGACTGGACCCGCACCTTGCCGTGGAGGTTGACCGCTCCGATCCCCGTCGGTCCGACGACGCCGGAGGCGTTGATGAGCGCGACGAAGTCGTCGGCCTTCGCCGCACCTTCGAGCGCGATGTTCCCCGTGCCGGAAGCAGGGACGCCGATCTGCTCGTTGCTGTAGCCGATCTTCTGCAACGTGCCCGCGGTGACGCCCGTTACCTTGATCTCGCTGTCGTAGCCTTTCCAGCGCGAGGCGATGCCGAGCTGGACCGGACCGCCGAACAAAAACGAGTAGGCCTCCGTGGAGTAGATCCCCGCGGCCGTCAGCGCTTCGTCGACGCGGTCGGACACGTCGCTGAGGTCGATGTCCCCGTTGTCGACCCGCACTCGGACGACGTGCCGCTTGTTCACGTGGACGTCGAAGTATTCGCCGGCCGGGTCGAACGGTATCGGAACCGCGGGCGCGTGGTCGGCCGCGTACAACATCGCCACGGTTCCGACGAGCGCGTCCGTCAGCGCGGGGCCGCCCTGGTCGGACGTGAACTGGAGCTGCTCGCCGATCGTCACGGGCCACGGCTCCGTCCCCGTGATGGGCACCGTCTGGAACCCTAGCCGGTTGACGCCTCCCGAGTTCGCCGTGCCGCCCGTGACCTCCACGGAACCACCTTCCAGGTCGTCGGAGGTTACCCTGACGCGCGAGCCCACCGAGTCGGCGCTCGCTCCGCTGATCGCTGCGTCGATGGATGCGGCTACCTCGCTCGACGTAGCGTTCGCGATGTCCGCGAAATCGACGTCGTCGAAGATGATCGTCTGCTCCGAGCCGCCGTCGACCTTCACCGTTAGCGTCGCGCCGTCGAACAGGTCGTACGTCTCCGCGTTGTCGCAGGTGCGAGAGGGAACGGTCTGCGTGTACGAGTTCGCGTCGTACTCCGCGATCCCCACGCTCGGGAGCTCGCCGAGGTAGACGTACCACTCGAACGAGTCATAGGCGTCGTCCCCGCCGAAGTTCGCGACCCCGACCGGGCCTAGCTCGAAGAGGAAGAAGTCCGTTCCGCGCCAACCTTCCTCGAACGCTTCGCGCGCCGTTTCGGCGTCGAGCTGCCTTCGCTTCGTGTAGCAGTAGCGGATCGTCTCGTCCTCGATGTCGGCCACGGGTACGGCTTCGAGGCCGCCTGCTCCGTCGTAGCGCACGAAGCTGATCTGCCCCCGATGAGTCGAGTCGTCGAAGTTGTCGCCATCCACGGTCCCGCTCTGTACTTGCAGCAGGCCGAGCACCTCCTGCCCGTTCGAGTAGATCCGCTGGCAATCGTCCGCCCGTCGGATGCGGCACAGGCTTTGGGGTCGCTCGGGTTCGATCCCCGCGACCAAGTTCCCGGACCAGGAACCGACGGTCACGGCGGCGCACACGGCACCCTCCGACGTCGCGCTGGTTACTCCGGCAACCGGGTCAACCGGGGCCTCCAGCGCGCTGGCGGAGAGCTGCGCGAAGTTCTGTCCGTTGGGGACGGCGACGCTCGAGAGCACGTGGACGAAGTCGAAGGACAGCGCGCCGAAACCCGCGTACTCGCGAGCCGAAGACGTTTCCCCGGTCGACCAACCGCCAGCCTCCCCAGGTGCCGAACCGGCTGTCTCGAACCCGCCGTTGTCGATCGCCATCTACTCTAAATCTCCGTAGCAGTGTCGCCGTTGATCACGGTCACGATCCCTAGTTGCGGGAACTCTTCCAGCTCCAGGTCAACGTCGCGCGAGGACCCGTTGAGCACCAGCCCGTCGGAGCCGTCGTCCATCTTCCGCACGCCTTCGGTGTCGCGGACGACGTCGTAGATGTCGGAGTAAGCGATCTCCGAGGCGGGCGTTCCGTCGGCATTCTTGTAATAGAAGCCAAAGTTGACGCGCGGGTTCTCCGAACCCGTCTGCAAGGTCCGGCCGCCCCACGCGAGCGGAGCGGCGAGCGTGAACGCGAACCAGTCCTCCAGGTTGTCGATGATCCGCTGCTTGACCACGGACGGGGTCTGACCTTCCGCGACGAACACGGTAGCGACCACGTTGATCGTCTTGTAGACCGGGTCCGTAACGAACAGCTTGAAGGTTATCGTGTTCGGGTAGGTCACAGTGCACAGCGTGTAGACCGCGTCCTTGAGTTCCTCGGTCGGCAACCCGCCGCCGACCGGCACCACGTAGAGCCGACCTTGGTTCTCCGCGATCGCGGTCTTCTGGTCGGACGTCAACATCAGCGCGCGGGCCACGCGGGCGTCGCGACGTGCGTTGATCTCGTAGTCCTCGCGGGCCACGGTTCGATTCAGCACCCGGATGGACTGCGGGGCGAGCTCGCGGATCTGGGCCGAGCTCATCCGGGCCGAACCGCCGTCCGCGTCGCGCTCATTGTCGCACGAAACGATCACCGGGTTTCCGACGCTGTCCGTGTACGTTCCATCGACTTTCTGGATCGAGTTCTGCTCGACGTTGCCGACCTCTCCTCCGCCCGTTTTGTACCTGAACGAGATCGTGCCGACGGGGATCTTCCCGTTGACCCCGTTGCCGAACCGCACCGTAGCTCGGTCGTTCTGGTCTACCGCGACGGTGCAATGCTTGTCGGAAGCGGTGGAGGAGAGCAGCGAGCTGACCACCGTGTACGAGCCGTCCGCTGCCGTCGGGACGAGCGAGCCGTCCAAGAACGGCCGCTGCGCGAGCTGGTACTCCTGGTTCGGAGCTCCGTTGGACGGCAGCGTCTCCGTGTGGCTGACGCTGTTTTCGACGAGGACCGTAAGCTCGGGCGGGTCGGTGCTGGCCGGCAGCGTCGCGTCTTCGAGCAGTTGGAAAACTACCGGGTCGGTGATCTCCTTGGTGCGGAACGTGTCGCCTGCCTTGAACGGGACGAACCCGACGGGGACCGAGGCGAGGGTCAGCTTCAGCTCAGCGACCGCGGCGGTGGCGCCGAACGGTGTGAAACCTAGAAGCTTGGCCAAGGCAATGAGGTTCTTGCGCTGCTTGGCGTCGCTGATGCGGGACTCGCCGGCTTGGTTATCCTGGTAGAAGGTGAGGACGCCGCCCACGAAGCTCATGAGCCAGAGGAGCAAGTTGCCGAAGTTCGCGCGGTTGTGGTCCGTCCACGTCGGGAACGTTCCCGCGAGCAGGTTGGTGAGCCGTGCTCGGATCGCGTCTTCGTCCTTGTCGGTGTAGTCGAGGTTCAGCCCGAAGCCAGCAGCCATGCGGGCGATGGTACTACACGGGCAGGTCGACTTCGAGGCCCCGCACGATCACCTCGTTGCCCGCGGCGTTTTTCGTGATGGCGTCGAACCCTACTCGTACCCGAAGTTCCACGCCTTTATCTCGTTGACGTTCCTCGAGAACCACGCTCCGAAGCTTCGCTCGCGGCTCCTGTTGGAAAGCTTCCGCCGTGTAGACCCGCGCCAGTTCCTGGTTGGTCGGGGTCGCGTTCTTGTGCCGCAGGAGGTGCAAGCGCGACCCGAGCTCGTCGTCCCAAGGCACCTCCCCGGCCTGCGCTCCGCTGTTGCGCTCGGTCCCGAGGATCTGCTCCACGGAGGAGATGACGAGCTCCGCGCCGCCGCTGTTCGCGAAGTCCTGCTTCTGGTCGCGCCGGAACGGCCGGAGGAGCCCGTAGCCCAAGAGGTCGTCAGCCATGGGCTCCATCTTGCCGCACTTGCGACGCGACCGCTAGTCGTCGTCTATCTCGTCGTAGACTGCTTGAGCTGCCGCACGCTGAACCTGGACTTCGGTGATCGCCGCTTCGATCTGCTCTTTCTGTTTGCCGAGTAGCGCCTCGTGCTCGGTAGCTTTCGCCAACTTCTTGCCGAGGAGTGCTTTCGCCATAGGCGGACCGCCTCCCCGCGGGACCGCGACCTTCTTTCCTTGGTCGTTGACGACCTCCAACGGTCGACCTAGCCCAGCGCGCTTCGCTTCGACCTTCGCCTTGCGCTCCTGCTTCAGCACCTCTCGTTCTTCTTTGCTCATCGGCATGTCAGTTCTCTCCTCTTGACGTCACCGATCTACCGCCGCGTAGAACTGCGTTCGGCCTACCTGCTCCGGCAGGACCGTACTCGAACTTGGAGAACGTGTACTGGTATCGCTGCGCGAACTCCTGAGCAAGTATCGGCGGGACGATGTCGTGCCAAGTTGTGTCTGGTGGCTTGATCGGACCCGACTCGCGCCGGTGGATGACCTTCCCTCTGTGCAAGGCATCGAGGTCGGTCGCCTTCGCTTCCACGTTGTCGAAGTCGTGCTCGTAATCCGGGATGTCGAGGTCGACGTACAGTTGCCGCATCGTCTTCTTCGGCTGGTGGACCAAGTCTTCAAACCTCACGAACACGATGTTCGGGAAACGCTTCGGCCCACAGAGAACCTTGTCTTCGATGCGGACGAGGTTCGCACCTATCTGCCCCGGAGGTCGGCCCGTCCTCGGGTCCCCGATCGGGTCGAACCATCGTCGCAGCTTGTCCATGAACGGCTCGTTCGGCAAACCGCCCGGAGCATCCGACAAGATCGGGAATCTCATGTGCAGGTTGTGCAGCGACGCGGCGCAGTTCAAAGGGTGCCGTACGGTGACGATGATCTTCGATCTCGGGTGCGTGTGGGCGAGCGCGTCGTGGTGGTTGATCCACCCTCTTCCCTTGTCGAAGATGAAGGGTACTTCGTGCTCGCGGTATCGAGCGTCCAAGATGGCGCGCGAGACGTCGAGCATCCAGCGCTGGGTCCCCGGTTCGTCGTGGTGTAGGTCGCTGAGGATCTCCCTCGAACCGCTCCACAGCATGTGCTGTTGACCGTACATGCGGTCGCAGAGAGATTCGTTGGTCGTCGAGTGACTGTCTGGGCGTTGCGCTATGATGTCGCGCAACAGATCGGAGCCGCTACGTGGCAGCCCAGCTATGAAGAAGTAGGTTCGTTCGTTCATGTTTTCTTCCCCCGTGCAGGACCCGCTTCTTAGCACCTAAGCCAGTTGGCCGCCAACGGTGAAGACCCCTTCAGCAACCGCGAGGATCTCCCCGTAGGCGTACTGCTCCTTCGTCTTCACGGGGCTCGCCCAGGTGGACGGCTTGTTCAAGGTAGCCCCGCTTCCAGCGGCGATGGTCGGCTGCGTCCCGTCGCTTTGGTAGACCCGGCAGAAGAACGCGGGAGGGATGCTCGACGGAACCTCGATGGTCGGGCCTCCGGTGCAAACGAGGACCTTGTTCCAGTCGTCGCGGCTGAGCACGTAGGTTCCGGCTCCAACCAGGACGACGTCCCCTCTGGGTTCAGCGAAGTCCCGGCTCGTCGCGATCGCGTTATCGCTTGGCTGGAACAGGTCGACGCCGCGGAAGTCCTTCGCCGGGGAACCGTTCGACAGGGTCCGAATGCGAGCCTTGTAGCTGTTCGTGTACGAGTCGTCTGTCTGGAGGCACACGCCCGCGACCGGGACGAAGTGCTTGAACGGCAACCCTTGGCGAATGATGGACCGGAACTCAGCCTCCATACCGCGCTCGGCGTCGGACAGGCTCGCATACTCTACCTGGCCTGTGATACCTCGAAGCGCGACGCGAAAGTCGTTGGTGGCAACGATGAAGAAGTTGACGAAGTTGCCGGAAGCCACCTCCTGCCAACCCCAGTCATCGCCACCTAGGTCGACGTTGATCGGGAGCCGAGCCCCGGAGTATTGGTCCGGGTGTTGGTAGTAGGCGAAGCCCTTACGCAGATAACCTGTGCTGGAGCTGTTCGTCACCCACCACTTCCCACCAGTCCAGTAGCGGAAGACGCCTTCCAGGAACACGCCTCCGGTTCCCGTGTTCATGTCTTGGTTGCCTAGCTTCAGGGGCCAGTCTAGCGAACGCTGCCCGTTGAACATGCTGACTTGTTCGTTGTCCAAGACATCGATCTTCAAGTCGCCGAGCTGGAGCTTGCCGTCGGAGATGTGCAACGCCACGTCGGAATCCAAAGTACCGTCGCCTTCCCCGACCGCGTACGAGACCTCCAAACCTTCTAGCCAACGCAGACCCCACACCGCGTCGATCCATTCCCGCGTGGCGCCATCCATGGTCGGCGGGTGGGCACGAACTCCCATGTACGTAGTGAAGTTGGGGGTGGTGCTATAACCTTCGACTAGAACCGCTCCACGTTTCAGAGCTTCTTCGTACTTAGTCAGGTCTTTCTCCGGGGCTTGGAACGACCCATCGGAACCTATGCCACCGAAGAACTCCCCGTAGGTTTCGTAGGGCTGCCCCGAAGTCGGGCTGTCGGAGTAGTAGCACGTCGCGATTGTTCTCTTGCGTCCGTTCAGGTACGTGGTGAACGGTTTCTTTTCGCCAAGGGTTACCGCGGTTCTGTTCAGGTAGAACCTGTCTCCGCTGTAACCGATAGCCAACCGATCATCTGGATCTGCCGGTTGGTCTTCCAGCTCGGCCAAGCCGTTCGGGACTCCCGGGGTCTGTTGCGCGAAGACCTTTCTGTCCCAAGGGAAGTCGCTTCCAAACGTGGACTCTTCGAACCACCATCTGCTTTGAACGAACGCTTGCCACGGCCCGTCGTTCGGCATGACCATCTCGAGTTCGCCGTCGTCTCTGATCGTTATGTCCCCGGGGCGAACGATCGGATCCTCCGTGGAGTCTGGATCGATGAAGCGGAACGAGCGTCCGACCTCGAGGATGTTCCTCGCGTAGACGCGCTCCGAGTTGACTTCGCGCCACACCTTCTGATCGTAGGCGCTGGTCATCTCGGTGTTGTAGTCCGGGGTCGGGCCGGCCCCGAGCGGACCCAAGAAGTTCGTCCAGTACGAACCCGGAGTATCCCCCGCATCGAACGGCTCGCTGTAGCCAGGACCCGGTTCGGGTATCTCGACGACGTCGTCGGGGTCTCCAACGTAGTCCAGCTTCAGTTGCCCTCCAACGTCTGAAGCGAACCAGTGCCGGTTGATGTCGGGGTCGGTGTTGATCTGGTTGACGCATTCGGACAGGTAGTACCAGTCAGAAAGGTTAGACAGCTCCGTGTGATACCAGAGCCCGTTGACCTTCCACCACACGGGCCAGTTGAACAGGACCGTTATCGGCCACGTAGCACCAGCTCCTTGCACGCTCGGCTTCGTGATCGTTCCCGTGTACTTCTTTCCGACGTCGTGCGTCGCGTCGGCGGCGAGAACGATGTCTTGCGCCAAGTCGACCAACGTCACCGCGCCCACGAGCGACGTCGCTGCTCCGCCGTCGTAGACCCAGATTCGTCCCGTGGAGCTATCCACCCAAAAGTCGCCGTTGCGCGGGACCGTGGGACCGGTTACCGGAGCATGGTGGAAACGGAACGCGGTGCCGTAGCTCGTGGAGTTGTTTTCATTGTTTGTCCCGACGCCGAACTGCCCACAGTTGTTGCCGAGCGCTTCGACGTTGCCCCCGTCGGTGTCTCCCCAAGCGAACGCAGCCAAACCCTCCGCACGGATCTTGTAGTTGTCGTGAGCGTAACCTCCGGCACGGCAACCGAAGTGGGCGGTGCTTGCCCCGGAGATGATCTCGCCGCACCCGTCGACCATCCCCGTTGCCATGCACCCGTCGCCATAGACGTAAATCCGTGCTTGCCATCCGCCAGACCCGTCGTCCCAAGCATTCACGTACCCTTGGGCAAAAGCACCCGAACCGTTGTTGTAGATGATGGCGTCGATGCCGTCCGCAGCCCACGCCATGCCTTGAACGAAGGCTCCGTATGCCGAGATGTAGCTGTAGATGTTCGCTGTCGAGTTGTCGTCGGCTCCTGCGTAGCCTTGAACGAACGAGCCGGACCCTCTGGCGAGCAACTCCGCTTCGGAGTAGTCGCCGTAGGCCACCGCGTAGCCTTGAACGAACGCACCCTCGCCACCGTTGACGCCGCTCGCCGCGTAACCGTCCAGACCAAACGTGAGCGCGTAGCCTTGGGAGAACGAGCCGTATGCGTTGGAGTAGATCTCGCACACGTCGCCACCGCCGCCGAAGGCGTAGGTCGAGCCCATGAGAACGGCTCCGCCATACGTGGCTTCGGCGTACGATTCGGATCCGTCGCCGGACCCGAGCATCACCGCAGAGAAGGGCGGGCAGTAGAACTCGTTGTCTCCTCTCCAATAACCAACGTACCCAGAACCTTCGGTGTAGATCGCTCCAGCGGTTACCCCGCCGAATGCCAGCGAGTCGTCGCGCTCGATGGTTCCTGTTCCCTCGTCTGCTGGACTAACGCCGACGAACTCCGCTCGGTCGGAGCCCAGGACCAGCGCTTCGATGCCTCCCCACGGCTTCCTTGGCTGGTAGGGAACGTATTCTCTGAACCACAGGTTGTTCGTGATCTCAGTCCTCGGTGATTTTCCCAACCCGTAGGATTCGTCCCAGATGCCCCACGAACTGTAGATGTCGGTGTTAGGCCAGTTGACGTGAAGCTTCGACAGGTCTTCCGGGATGACCCCGGCCTTGAACCTTATGGCGATGACGTCGTACCACGGGCTCACGCCGAACGCGGCTATCCATTCTGCCGATACGTCGGCAGCTTCGACCTTGTCGTCCAGCCCAGCGGCGACTATCTGACTGTTGAAGAGGTCGACGACCTCCGCGATCGTCGTCAGCGTGTGACCCTGTTCGAGCGCTAGCGGAAGCAGCTCCGTACCGACCGAGAACACGACCGGGTCTGCGTAGACGTAGGACCAATAGTCAGGAGGCGGAGAGACCCCTTTATACAAGATGAACACGAACAGCGGAACTATCTCCCTAACTTCTGGAAGCCCGAGATTCCGTGTCGAATCCTTTGGGAAGATGTCTTGGTCGAACACGAACCGTCGCGTGTCGCCAGCAACGCTCTCCCTCGGCCAGTATGGCGACTTCCACACGTTCTGTTCGTCGGTACTCTTGAACCAGTAGTGCGTCGTCGGCTGGTTCGAGAACGGATTGTAGACGGTCCTGTCCTCCGTGATGACCAACGATCCTCCAGGGTCTAACCGAAGGATGTGCGTGTACTGGTATGACCCGGTGGAGTACGCCTTGATCTTGTCGTCGACGCCTTGGGCTACGATCGCAGCCTGCACAAGAGCAGCAGCGGTCTGCCAGGGCGTGGACCCGACGTCGAGGGTTACCGGGTCCCCACCGTCGATCGAGATGTCGAAGTCGACGTAGGCCGATGGAGATATGAAGAACCCCAGCGAAGCGCGCGAGCTGCTTTGGTCGACCCCGATCTTGTAACCGGCCTCTTCTTGGTACGGCTCCGCGACGAGCGTTTGCCCAACGGCGAAACGGTAGGAATCTGGATCGTAGACGTAGTTCAGATCAGTGAACAGATCAGGAGGCGTTCCACCCGGGCCTGTAATCGTCTTGGCCAACAACTTGAGCGAGTAGCCCGGAGCCGTGTAGATCCCGACAGGGTATGGCCAGTCTGGCTGATCTCTGGCGGCGATTTTATCCCCGACACCCGCTTCCTGGAATGCGTTGTTCAGTTGGTTGGAAATGCCCCAGATGATGTTACCGACGGAGGAGGGGTTCGCTCCGCTGACTGTGAACGGCGTCTCGTCGTTGAGCTGGAACTCCAGGTCCCACGTCATGCCCCAGGAGGGGTATCCCAAGAAACACTGAACGCCGATCGAAGTCTCTGTTTCAGTTTCAGGCGGGTAGTCCTCCGCTGGGATGATGTTCGACTCTACGTTGGACAGGTCGGCGCTGCGCTTCCACGTGCCGTCTTTGCCCTTCTGCCATAGGGTGCTCGGGGTGTACTGGTGATAGAAGATTCCGATCTTCGCGTTGACCAAAGTCCCCGGAGCGCTCGGGTCGTTCGGGTCGCCGTCGTAGCCTTCGGCGGACGATGGGTTCAGAAGGTTTCCCTTCAGCGGCATGTTGTCGATGATGAACTGCTCGAACGGCGTGGCCATCAGACTTCCTCCTCAACGTCCAGAAGTTGGGCACCTTGCGCGACCGTGTACTGCACCGTGTCGAGCCAGATGATCGTGTCCTGTGCTCCAGCGTTCACCGTGTAGCCGTCCGTCACTGGCTCCGGCGTTCCGATGGGCTGCTTCAGTCCTTGTTGGTTTGTGGCTGTGATGATCCCTGACTTCAGCTTGCTGAACAACACAACCGCCGTTCCTATCGGACCGTCGTTGTCGAAGTTGGGGAACGTCACGGGACGCTTCACGAACCCGCCGAGGTTGTACTCTTCCGACCCGCCGACCGCGACCGTTTGCTCCAAGCCGCTCAGGCCCTTCGTGTAGAGGTTCTCGAAGGCGAAGTTCGGCCCGCCGTCCGGGGTCTTTTCGTCTGGCACCGTCTCGTCGACTCGCAGCGTCCGCGTCCAGTTGCTAGGCCCTCCTCCCCACGCACCTTCGACGAACGAGCCGCGGTTCCCCCCGCTGTCCTCGTCGAGCACGGGAGCCTCTATCAAAGGCTGGTTGCTTTGGATGGTGATGGTGTGGTTCTGCGGTGCCGAACCGTTCGAGCCACCGCTGCGCAGGCGCGACGCTGGCTTGGCGATCGTTACCTGCTGAACCACGTTCGCTACGACGACCACGGAGTTGACCGTAGTTTGCGCTCCGTTCTCGTGGCGCGTCATGACGTAGCGGAAGTTCGTGGCCGAGTTGTTGAACCTCCCTACCGGGTCCTTGCACGTTACGATCTTGTTCGCCTCGAACGTCGTCGCGTTCGGGATGTCGATGTCTATCCCCGTCGGGTCGGAGTACAGGATCTCGTCGAAGTTGGCTGCGGTGTGTTGGATGCCAGGAGCGGGCGTCGCCTCCGTACCCTTCAGCGCAGCTTGCCCGACAGGGTAGGTCTTCCCAGTCACCGACCCGCTAGAAAACAAGTTGCGCAGGTACACGGCGTCGAACCCGTCGACCTCCGACCCTGGAGGGTCGACGTCGTGGTTGGTGTCGAGCGTCGCCGAGAACGCGAGCGTCGCAGCGTCGCGCACCTTGACCCTAGCAGCCAACAACTGGAGCGACGTTCCGCGGTTCGCGGCTTGCAGGTTGACCACGCTCGTCTGCGACCCGCTGCCAGCCGGGGTCACCGTGCGAACCACGGACTTGCCGGAACCGAAGTCCTCGAAGACCACCTGGTCGAACGGCTTGTCCGCCGTGACCTCGACCTGGTACGTGTCGTTCTCCTTCAGCGCGGTTTGCCGAACGCCCGTCGGCCCGAGCGGGTAGTTGTCGGGGTCCGGTGCAGGGTTCGGTCCCGTGAACTTCGCCTGCGTCACGGTGGGCGGTAGGTCGAGCGTCACGGCCAACGTGTCGACCGCACCGTCCTCCCCGTCGGGTGTCTTGACCATCGCCTCCACGTTGCCGTCGACGTCCACGGTGATCGCCACGTCGCCGCGGTACAGAGCACCGATGCCTCCGGCGTCCCGCGGAAGCACCGCGTCGACTACGTTGGCGTTCGGGGCGCTGAGTTGAACGAGCGGGTAGGAAGCTCGGACACGAACCAAGATGTCGCGCGCCGAGCAGGTGATAGCTTGGAGCACCGTGTTCGCCGGATCGTCCTGCCAGTCCTTCGCGTCGCTGTCGCCCCAGCCCGGCTCGCCGCCCGGCACCGAGGCGTCCTCTATGTAGATCCAACCCCCGCCTGCCGCACCTGGCTCCTCGTACCAGTCGTCCAAACCGAAGCCGCGCTTGAACTGCGAGCGCAGCGCGTCCAGGTCGTCCTGGATCGTCTGCGCGTTCGCCTCCATGTCCGGGCCGGACGGCACCTCGTCGTTGTAGGCGTCAGAGTTGCGGAGCTGGTCTTGCCGGAGCTTGTTTCGTGGCATGGCGACCACGATGATACAGCACGCTCAAACCGGGATCGAATCGCGGATCTTCGCGAGCGTGTTCACGAGGTCCCGCAGCGTTTGGACGCTGCCCTCCAGATCCTCGGGGTCCATGTCGTCGGGCAGCGGAAGCTCGGGCAATCCCACGAGTTCACAGAACTGGTTGACCAGGGAGAAGAACGGGTTGAGCAAAGCCAGCGCGGTCCCCAGCGCGTCGAACTGCGATTGCATGCTGATCTCTGCGGCGTCGATCACGCACTGGAGCGACGGCACCTCGGCGACCAAACCCTTGCCGACCTCGATCCTTTGCAACCCTTCGACCAAGGCTTCTAGCTCGGCCACCAAACCGTCGAGCGACTGGATGATGGTGTCGATGATCCCGACGATCATCAGCGGCACGGTGAGCTGGGGTACGAGCTTGAGCACCTTGTCGATCTTGGACACGAGCTCCTCGATTGCCTCGGCGAGTATCGTGGGGTCGGGCGGCGGGCCCAGCGCGTCCGTGAGCGCTTCGGACAACTTCTTCAGCGCTTGCATGATCTCGATGATGTTGAAGATGGGCGACAGCGGCGCGAGGATCGCGCTCGCCTGCGCGATGAGCTGCTTGGCGAACTGCAAGCCCGAACCCGGAGCTGCGGTCGGGACCTGCGCGCATATCTCGATCCCGCCAGGAAACACGATGCACAGCCCGTCAACGCCGGGGAGCATCTCGACTGCGAAGTCACAAGGGTCTTCCATCGGCATCGTGGGTCTCCTAGATCGGGTCGCTGCTCGGGCGCACCACGCGCCCGTTGATCTGAACGTGCATGGCCTTGATCTCGACGGCTCCTTTCGTGTCGAGCCGGATCGCCCCGCGACTCTTGACGGTGATCCCCTCCTGCTTGCCGTCCATCTCGATGTTGTTGCCGTTGCGCTTGTCCTCGAGGATGAGCGACGCCGTCTCCTCGTTGTCGTCCATCACCATCAGCCAGCGCTCGGTCTCGAAGAAGGCGACGTTCGGCACCTCCTCCGCGGGGCGGTCGGCAACTTTGCCGGGGGTCTGCACGACCCCTCCCGGCATGCCGTAGTTCGCGCCGATGTAGTACGGGTGGTCGGGGTCGCCCTGGTTGAAGAACACGGCGACGTCGGCGCCGACCAACGGCACGATGTGAGCCCCGTGGCGCGCGGCTCCGCCGCCGACGGTCATGGGCCACACCCAACCGGACTCGGGCTCGATCAGTCCAGGGATGCGAACCCTCACGCGCCGCAGCTTCATCGGGTCAACGCGGTTCGTCACGACTCCGATCGCAACGTCGGGCAACCTGGGTCCAGGGTTGTTGGGGTCGTCGTACTCGGGCATGACCCCTTGTACCTCATTCGGGCGAGCACATGGAAGGCGTCGCTCCCGAATCGTGGTAGCTGAACGTCTCCCGCCCCGTTTCCGGGTCTATCGAAAGCTGCGGGGTCAGTTGCTCCGCGTTCCCGCCCTCCGCAGCTTCGCCCTCTCCCGGCCGGGTGTTCCGGTTGCCGCGCTGGCGACGCCCGGAGTCGAGCAGCTCCAATCCTCTCACGGTGCGGCTGCTGGTGTCGTGGCCGCCGTGACCGTCGGACACGAGCTGGAGCGTCATCTTGTACCCGCTGCCTCCGACGTTGTGCTCGACGGTGCGAACGTAGTATCGGACCGACAGGCGCCTGCCGAACCCGCGACACTCGCAGACGGTTTTCGCCAAGACCATCGGGTCGCCGATGACGTTGAGCTTCAGCTTTATGGCAACCTGCTGAGCCCGTCGCGCCAAACCCTCCGCCTCCCGCGAAGCGGTCACCGCGTCGGAGGTCGGGCCGACGTCCTCCGACTCGACCTCGCTTTCCTGGATCGTTATTCCCCGCGTCTCCGGGTCGATGACGATCTCGGGTTCGCCGGGCGGCGGTCGGGGCACCGATTGGAGGAGCTCCTCGGACTCCGTGCCGTACACCTCCTGCACCGGAGCGAGCACGGTTCGCTGCGGGGCGGTGGCTGCGGAGTCGCCCTCCACGTCCTCCTTGGTGAGCGGGTCGCGCCCGCGTCGACGCACCCTGCCTGGCTTGGCGGTGATGTCGTTCTCGATGTCGAACGACTCGACCTCGCCCATGTTCGGGTCCGTGTAGTAGTGGAAAATCCTCGTGGGCGCCGCGGCGAAGTCCCGCTCGTGGAAGTGGAACCCTTGCGAGTCGACGTAGAACTGGAAGCCCTCCAGCCGCGCCAGCCGCATGACGAACTGTGCGTCGGTCATGGCAGCTTGGTGGATGTGCGGGAGCCTCACGCCCGTGTCTTGGATGAAGCGCGCCGACTCTCCCCAGCCGTACTCCCCGGCGATCTCTCGCACCGCTTCAGCCCGCGTCTTGTTCTCGAACGTCCGCGCTTTGCGGTTCTTGTTCATCAGCTCGGAGAGTGCCTTGGCCTCGACTTTCAAGCTCACCGAACCCTTGACCTTCGTGATGACGACCTCGCGAGGTACGGCCATCCGCCCCGGGTAGCCCCAACTGACGACGAAGCGGTTCCCCTTCTTGAAGATCGGGTCGTCGAGGAAAGCCAGGTCCCTGTTGCTCACCACCAGCGAGCAGGTGTCGGCCCCGCGCTCCGTGTCCGTGTACTTGAAGCTGATGAGCTTGCTCCCGAGCTGGAGGCTGTGCTCCCCGACGTCCGACAGCAGTCGCACCCAAAAGCGCGGAGCGCTCCTGTCGAACACGGGTGTGGTCACTGCTCCTCGCGCCTTTGCTCGCTGAAGATGTTTTCTCGGACTACCCGAGGAGACGGACCGACGAGCACGCGACCGACTTCTAGCTCGATCGTCGGGTCGTGGATCGGGTCGGGCTGGAAGTCGGCGACGACCCACCACAGCCCGGCAGGCCGAACGAAGGCGCCGCGGTATCTCCTCGCGGCGATGTTCCAGAGAGTGTCACCGCGGTCGACGACGTGCTTCCAGTTGTCTTCGAGCTCGCGATACCCGAACCGAACGCGGTCGGTTAGGAAGACGCGCTCGTCGCCGAGGTCCGACAAGCGGAGACCTTTGCAGAACATGTGGCGGCTGTACTTGCGAGGCGGCATGTTAGACGATCCCCGTTCCCCCGAGCCTGAACTCGTCGTCGTTGTAGACCTGCTCGGAAGTGATCCGCACGTCGCGGATCTCCGTGAGTTGGATGGTGGCTCGGAACTCCACGGACCGCGCTTGGCGGTTGAACCTGCTGTGCGTGATCCTCACGCTGCGGACCTTGCACGTCAGCGAGAGCATCCCCGGCCAAACGAGCAACGCTCGCGGCGACCCGGCGCTACCGACCTCGTCGGCAGCTCCCATCGGGTAGCAGAGCGAGAACAAGAGTCGCCGCGCCCGCATCATCTCGATGTGGCTCGCGACGTCGCGCACCATGTAGTGGAGCTCGAAGTCGACCGTGAAGTTCGTCGTGTTCTTGAACTGCGAAGGCTGGTGGCTCAAGCCGAGCACGGTGTCGTCGTCGTGCGCCGCGGACACGGCTTCGGCGAACTGCACCGGGTTGGCTTGCGCCTCGAGGCTGACCGCGGTCGCAACGTTCGTTATGGTCATCCGCGGGGGTGTGTTGTTGAGGTCGAACATCAGCCTTCCTCACCGTACGACACGCGCCGGAACTCCGAGGCGTTGCGGTCCCTGCTCACGCGCTCCACCGAGCTCGCGAGCACCTCCTCCTCGATCGACATGTTCGAGTGGATGACGATCTCCTGCGGTCCCTGCTGCTGGCTCGACATCGCGGCGAGCGAGGACTGGAGGGTCGACATCATCTCGCCGCGCTCCTGCGACATGTTGGCAGCTTCGGCGACGGCTGGGAAAGCTCCGGGAGCCGCTGGCACGGACATGATCGGCTTCTCCTCGGCGAGCGCCATCGTCGTCCGCTTCGTCGTACCCTCCGCGCCGTCGCCGATGATCCCCAAACCTTCGAGCGCTGCGGTCATCAGTCGGAACGGGCCCGTGGTGACGAACAGGACGAGCTCCTTGAGCCGGTTGAGCACCCAGACGACCGCGCCGGCGAACGCCATGAACGCCGAGGCGACGATCGAGATGACGTTGAAGACCCAGCCGAGTACGCCGGCGAATATCTTGAGCGTGCCGATCAGGCCGCCCGTGTCGCCGGCGAAGGCGTTGGCTCCCCCGCCCATCACGGCGAACCCGTCGAATATCTGGGCTACGAGGAACCCGAACATGGTGCCGAGCACGTCCATGAACGGAGAGACCGTATCCCAGAAGATCCCTGCGACCTCGAGGAGTCCGGCACCCAAGTCCCACACCTTACCGCCGAACTCGGTCAAGCCGGGGCCGACGTCCGCCCAGAAGCTCTTGCCCCACTCGACGGCCCGCGTCGTGAACTCGACCACGGCGGTTATCGCGTCGATGACGTTCTCCGCGATGCGCCCGAACATCTCGCCCATCGCCCTGCCCGACTGGTTCGCCTCCTCGGAGGGAGCGCCCGCGAAAGCTTGGACGCTGTCGCCGACGAACCCGAACGCCGCCGCTAGACCGAGCACCGCTGAGCCGAGCCGTTCCAGCGTCGGGCCCGCTTGGTCCATAAACGCCCCGAACCCTTCGCGCACGCCTTCCAAGAAGCGCTGGATGCGGTAGCCCGCAGCGTAGATGGTACTGATGAAGCCGAGCACGCCTTCGTTCTCCGCCTTGGATAGCTCCTCGGCTAGCGGCCCGCTGATCTTCCCTTCGGAGAACAGCGCGACCAGTCCCTCGAACGCGAGCTTCGCGTCGCTGACGAACTTCGTGAAGGTCTCGCCGAGCCCACCGACGTCTCGCTTTACGGCCACCACCATCGCCCCCACAGCGATCGCCACGGCCCCCGCGGCAGCGATGACCGGCGCCGCTGCGATCGCTATCGCGCCCATCGCGAGCGCGAGCCCTTTGAGGATCGGAAGCAGCAGGACGATCGTGAAGGCTGACGCCATCATCCCGCCGAACGCCATCATCGCGATGCCCGCCGACGCAGCGATCCCGACCAGCGCGGTTTGGGCCGGCTTCGGTATCGCGTTGAACAGGCGGATGACGATGTTCAACCCGTTGGTGATGACGTCCACTAGGGGCTTGAACACGCGGGCCGCGGGCTCGCCAAACACGACGCCCAGCGTTTGGACGGTGCCGGCCAGCAAAGTTTTCTGCCCCTCGAACGTGTCGAGCAAAGTCTCGCGGAACGACTCCGCAGTCCCCGAAGCGTTCGCCATCTCCTCCCGGAGCGCCTTGATGGCGTCGCGCCCTTCGAGCGTGACCTGGCGCCCCTCGCGCATCGTGGTGAACGACGCGGTCTGGATCGCGGAGAACGCCAGCAAGCCGCGCGCCCCGGTTGCCTTTACGACGATGGCGTTGCGGTCCTCGTCGGTCATCGAAGCCGTGGCGTCCTTGAGGTCCAACAGGATGTCGACCGCGCTCCGCATCTTCCCGGTCTCCTCGTCGAAGACGTCGACCCCGGCCTTGCGCACCGCAGCTTGGGCTCCTGAGTCGGAGGCAAGCCTGCGCAGGACCTCTCGCATCGCGGTGGCGGCGGACGACGCCTCGATGTTCCTGTTCCGCAGTTGGCCAACCGTGATGAGCACGTCCTCGAGGGACGTCCCGAATATAGCGCCGGCCGCGGCAGCTTTGGCCAAGCCGACCTCGAAGTCCCGCGCTTGGAAGTTCGTTAGCTGGGTAATGCGAAGCAGCTTGTCCGTGACCTCCGTCGCGTCGGTCGCCGCCATGCCGTAGGCGTTCAGCGTACCGACGACGGCTGCGGCAGCCTGCCCGACGCCGAGTTGCCCGAGCGAGCCCGCCGCGAGGTCCAGCACCGGGATGAGCGTTTGGGTTGCCTGCTGGGCGGTCTGCCCAGCCGTGGCCAGGCTCAGCAAACCTTCGACCGCTTCGTCGGGCGAGAACTGCGTCGCGATGCCCGCGTTGATCGCCGACGTTCGCAGAGCGTCCATTTCTTGGGAGGTAGCGCGCGACACCGCGCCCACCCCGGCCAACCCACGCTCGAACTCTCCAGCTTGATTCGCTAGCCCGAACAAGCCGGCGAGGACGCCCGCCCCCGCCGCCATGGTGCCGACCGCAGCCCCGAGCCCGACGGCCGCACCCCGCATCGCGGTCGCCGCCAAGCTCGTGTTCCTCGTCATGCCAGTCATCTGCTGGTTGATCCCGGCCATCTGGGCAGAGGCTTGGTCCTCCGCCGTGAACTGGAACCCCATGCCGAAGTTGTTGAGCGCCATCGCCTTGAATGTTACACGGCCGGGCGCGTTCCTCCAACGCGCCCGAAGTTACTCCTCCACGGGCTTCTTTGTTTTCAGGGCTCTAGCCTCCGCGCGCCGCTGCTCCAGCAACCACTCCTCGTGGGCGTCGATCTCCCCGAGGCTCATCTCCATCACGTCGGCCCGGGTGAACGAGAACCCCGAGCCGCCGTGCAGCGAATAGCAAAGGTTACGGATCTTCTGCCAGATGTGCTCGTCGCTGACGAGCGGGAACAGGCCCCCGCCTACTGCCTTGCGGAGTTGCGGCGACGCGATCGCGGCAGGAAGAACCGCAAGTTGAAAGGGAGGTTTATCTCCTTGTGCGTCTTGCACCGTGGACAGAATACTTCGAGCTCGGTATCGACGCCGCCGTCGACCTCCTCGAACTCGTCGAACATCTCAGTCAACACCCGACCTGAAAGCTTCTCCAGGTACGCTTCGACCTCGCGCCTGCCGGACGTTTCCTTGCCGCCGGAGCGAACGCCCACGATGCGCGTCGCGAGCATCTCGATCAGGTCCGGCTCGTCGTCGATCATCCTGATGGCGCTCTTCTCGTCGGCGCCGACGTTGAGCCGGTAGATGACCGTGTCGTCGCCGACCTTGAACTCGAAGCGGTTGCCCTTCCTGAACGTCTCGACGGACGACTCGGGGAGCTTCTTCACGGGCAGTTCGTGGAGCGGGAGGTCCCACCAGAACTTCTTGCCGCGGCACTTCTTCGAATCGCACGGCACCTTGAAGTCGTAGATGTTGCCGTGCGTCTCGATGCGGATCTGGATCAGCGAGTAGAACCTGTCGGCGGTTAGAACGGCGTCCCAGTCGAGGACGCCGTCCTTCGTCTCGTACGGTCCCGGCTGCTCGGTCTCCAGCCAGCAGTTCTCCAGGATCTTGTTGAACGTCACGCCGGCTTCGATCTCGTCCTGCTTGGACAACAGCTTCAGCTCGGCTCCCGTGATGTGCCTGATCTTCCCGACTAGCCCCGACGGGCAGGTGATGATGCTCATTGCGTCCCTTCCCCCGGCCGCCAGAGAGCGGAGGCGACCAGGGGAGGGAGCCTACCTCAACTTCAACCGAGATCGAAGTAGGAGTGCACGACCTCGATCGAACGCATGACGTTCTCGTCGGCCGTGTTGTCCCACTGCCCTGCCACGAAGCGGCGGATCCACGCTTCCTGGAGTCGCCACCGCATCAGCTCGGAGTTGTCGCGGTCCAGTTGAACGATGTCTGCCGTCCTCTTGTAGTACGGCTCGATGATGCCGCCGTCGGCTACGGCGTCCGCGCACTCGCGGAACCACTCCCACAGCTCCAAGTCCTGCGTGGCACCTTGGGTGAGGGTGATGTTCGGGTACGTGAGCCGACCCGCGTCCTTCGCCGCGGCGCGGGTCCCGCCACCCTCCCACTGCTCGACCACGGCGAGTTCCGCCGCGAGCTCCGAGCAGTCTTGGAAACCGGCGTAGCCGAGGCCGTCCACCTCGACCACGAACTTGAACTTCTTGTGGTAGGTCCGTGGAGTTCCGAAAACTGGCATGTCAGTCGCTCCCTTTCATCCGATGTTAGAGCCCAGCTTCCGCCAGCTCCTGGTCCAAAGCCCGCGTGTCCTGAGACACCTTGATGATGATCCACTCGGTAGGCTTGTTCGTGGCCAAGCCCATCAGGATGTTCATGCGCTTGGCGAACACCTCCGACTCCGGGTTGATGCCTTCGCCGACGTCCGTGTAGAACGAGTTGCTCGGCTTGTCGCCGCGGAACGCGCCCTTGCGGAACTGTTGGAGCAGGAACAAGTCCATCGAGCGCTTGACCTTCGCCCGCAGCCCCGGCGTCTGGTTGACGTGGCGCGCGAACTCGATGCCGTCGCGGACCGAGGCCTCGATGTGTATGACCCCGCGCCGCTCACCGACGCTCGGGAAGTTGCCGTCCTCTCGAAGCGTGACGGTCCCGTCCACGTATCCGGGGAGCACCATCGGGTTGATGAGGTCCGGGTAGATGGCGTCGCGAACGTCGTCGTCCTCCGCCTCGTCCGTCTCGAACCCCGTGATGCCCGCGAGCTTGAAGCCTTGCTCGAAGCCCGCTGGCTGCTCGTAGATCCCGGCACCCGCGTTGCGCGCCGCGATCCTCGCGAAGAACCCCGCCATGTGGCCGGAGATCGGGCACACGATGTTCTTGACGTCGCCGTAGACCGACTTGTCGGGGTTGAGCACCGTCGGGTTGGGCCAGTACACGGCGCCGAACTCCGACAAACCCTTGAGCGCCGCCGTAACGGTGACGTAGGTCCGAGCTTGCTGGTACGTGTACCCGGTCGGGATGTCAATGATGGGGAAGCAGAGACCCATGCGCTCGTTCTCGCACCAGGAGATCATCGCCGAAGCTACGGCTGGCGTAGGCTGGTCGGGGATCGCCAGCACTCGGATGTTCTTCTTCGTGTTGAAGGACTGCAAGCCGGTGCGGCTCACCTTCGACCCGATGAAGTCCAAGTCAGCGAGGTCGGCGAGGCCGTCGTTGCCGCCAGTCATGGGGCCGAACGGGTCGGGAGCTCCGCCTACCAACGGGCTGTTAGCCGGGCGGAACGCCGGGCCGATGTCGCTGATGACAGCGTAGTCTGACCCGCTGTCCTCGTCGTTGAACACGGTGACGAAGTATCGGGCCGAGTTCGGGTTGATGGACAGGTTCGGGTGGGTCTTTACCGCAGCGCCCTTGAAATACTCCACGAGGTTGAAGTCGTCGGCTTCCCCGTTGGTGGCGTCCGCCACGACGACCTCCCAGTCGGCCGCGTATGCCCCGTAGGACTTGCCGTCGAACTGGACGCACGCGACGGCGGCCCCCGTGGTGCCGTTGTGCACCGCGTTGTCGAGCCCGAGCTCGTCGTCCGCCGTGCTGCTGGCGACGACCTGGATCCCGTTCGGCGCAGCGCCCGGGGTGGTGCTCTCGATCTTCACGGCGCCGGAAACGTCGGTGACCTCGCAGCCGGCGACGGCGCCTTCGACGACGGTCTTCACTTCAGCAACCGTGACCGCGTCGATGTTGTCGACGTTGCCCGTCCCGTTGAGCAGGCCCGTGGTGAAGTTCAAGCGGTTGACCCCGCCAGTGTTCGCGGTGCCGCCCGTGACGTTCACGCCGCTGCCCGTGCCCCTCGTGTCGGAGGTGATGCGGGGCGCCCCTCCGTCCAGGTCGCAGCTCGCGCCGACGATCTTCGCGTTGATGACCGCCGCGACCTCCTCTGCCGTGGCGTTCGCGATGTCGACGAACTCGCTCGTCAAGAAGGTGATGGTCTGCTCGACCCCTTCGTCGATCTCGACCAGCAGCGTCAAGCCGTCAGCCAAGTCGTACGTGGGCGCGTTGCCCGCGGTGCGCGAGGCAGCCGTAGCGGTGAACGTCGCGGTCGCCGCGCCGGTGTCGTTGACGTCGACCTCCAGCGTGTCGCCAGGCTCCAGGTCGAACGGAGCGACAGCGGTCCCGAGGACGAACCCCTTGGTCGGGGAACTCGCTTCGCTGTCGAGCTGCAAGGTCCCCTTCGCTGCCGTAGCGAGGGTGCCGAGGTCGAGGTCGGAGTAGTGGGCGGTGCGGCAGAACCACAAGTCTTGACCTTCGTTCTCGAAGAACCCGCGCACCGCGCTGGCAGCGATGCCCCCGGCAACGTCGCCCCCGTAAATCTTGAACCACTCGGGGTAGGAGCGAGTGCGGGTCGGGGTCATCGGACCGCGCATCGTGATCCCGACCATCGCGGTGATCGACAACGGGGCCGCAGCGATCTGCCGGATCTTCGGAGCTTCTTCCTGAACTATTGTTTTCGAGGCGAGGAGTTCACGGCCCATGGCTTACTTCCCTTCCTTCTTCGTGGTGAACTTCGAGGTGCTCGGCTTGGCTGCGGGGGCGGCGACCGCCTTCGCTTGGGCGTCCCGGCGAGCTTTGGCCGACTGCGCTTTCTGCTCGGCGAGCTTCTTCTCCTCGGCGAGCTTCTTCTCCTGCTGCCGCTTCCACTCAAGCTTGTCGGTCCTCTTCACCGACAACTTGCCCGCGCGGATCTTCGCGGCCACCACGGGGATGGACCGCACCTCGTCGGGCAGCGGCGGGGTCGACTGTTTGGGCAGGACGCGCAGCGTGCCAGGGTGAACCCTCCGCACCATGCGCGGACTCATCGACCCGTCCGCGTGCTCGTCCCATACCCTGATCGCGGTTTGCTCGAAACCCCAAGCCTTGCGGTGGAAGGTCGGGTGGTCGAGCAAGATGATCTCAACTTGGTTCGTTTCGTTCGTTAGCGTGACCATTGCTCTCCTCCGGGTTCACCCCATTTGCAGCGAAGTCAAAACCAGTTCCTCGACCTCTGCCGATCGATCGACGACTCCTTCGCCCTCAAGTCCTGGCAGATCCTCAATGTCGAACCCTCGGACGACGAACGTACCACTGAATGAGCGAAGGTTCGAGGTGTTGGCTCCGCCCGCGACGCTCGGCGTCCCTCCGGGCTGCCAGTCCATCTCCCACCGAACCTCGCCAGCGTCCGGGTCGTTCTCGTCGCGATCCATGTATAGGTACTTGTTTCTGTGGAAGAACTTGAGCGTCAACGAGTGCAGGGCGAGCAGCTCCCGCTTGAGCTCCGCCATGCCGACGATCCTGAAGACGAGGTCCACGGTGAACGGCACGCGGCGCTGGAGGTGCTCGCCCTGCTCCCCGTCCGTCGACCCGTACCACTCGGCGACGTTGGTGCTGTACTCGCGGTTCTCCTCGGTCTCCGGGCCCACGACCGCTATGCCTGGGAGCTCGGCGAGCTCGACCGCGCCGACGTCGCTGAGCGGGTCGGCGTCGTAGTCCGTGTGGGTCGAGCTCGAAACGTTCGGGATGATGCCCAGCCGCATCTGCCGCACGAGCTCGCGAACGAGGCGCTGGACCTCCTCGCTGTCGGCGAGCTGAACGCGGCGGTACGTTACGGCGAGCGGGGCGGTGACGGACTCGCCCGGGATCGGCTCGCCGTCGTCGTCCAAGTTCTCGACCGTGACGTCTACCTTTCCCTCGCCGTACGAGCGGCACGTCAAGCGGCACGCTACGGCTGACTCGTCGACGAGCGTCTCGTGGGCTTCGAGCACGAGCTCCGAAGCGCTCACGGTCGCGACGGTGTACAACGGGTTCTCGTCCGAGCTGTCGTTCGAGGTGCTACCGGAAACAACGATCCGGCAACCGGGGACGAACCCGTCGTCGACGAACGAACCGCTCGCCCGCGATATGGTTCGAGTCGAAGCGACGAAGCTAAGCTCGGCCGCGGACGACTTGCGCAGCACCGGAGGGATGGGCGACATCGGGAGCTCGACCAGGAGGCGGTTGCTCCTCGGCACGAGCACCCGGCGCGAGCGCTTGTCCCCGAACGTCACCCGCACGGTCGGGCCGGGCGCGGGGATCGGACCCGTTGCCGTCGACAAGTCCGGGATGGTGCGGACGCGGAACCCGTCCCCGTAGATCGAGACTAGGTAGCCTCCGGCCGTGGACACGACCGACGGGTTCACTGTGAAGATCGAGGGGACCGCCATCGCGTGCGATGATAGCAGACTCCGGCGCTAGGATCCGAGCAGCCCCGCGGCGGCCTTCACAACCCGCTTCATGATGCGGTTTTCGACCTGCGATCGGTCGCGGTAATACTTCATCAACACAGGGGTGAAAACCGGCCGAGGCGGGATGACTATGTACCGCGTACTCTTCTTGAGTCGGATGCCGAACGTGTGGAACCAGTAGCCCCGCATCTTCGGGGTCACCCGGATCCTCGCGCCGAACTCCTGCACCATCGCGACGTTGACCAAGGGCCTGCCGCGCGCCTTGGACTTGCGGGAGATCCCGACGAACACCGTCTTGGCCGGGCGCTTGGGCTCGACGTTGATCGCTCGGTACATAGTGCCGCGAGCGATGAGCGCCTTCGTCCCGTCGATGCCGAGCTTGGCTCGTATCTGGAGGCTGACGTCCGACAGCGGGCGGATCCGCTTGCCCCCAGGGTTCTGGTAG